GATGCTGTGGACATTAGGCAGGTATCTGGTCTATAAGACACAGCGCCAAGCACCTCGCACTTGAGAGGACATCCTTCGGGGTGTCCTCTCTTTTTTTGCTTCGGTAGAATAGATAAAGAATAGGTGGTCTAAGACATTGAAAATTGCAACAAGTGGGCAAGGCACGATACAAGTCAAGTCCTCAGACTATAAGTTACTAATCAGAGAACTAAACAAAATTGATAAAAGCCTGTCTTTACAGCTAAGAAAAGACTACAAAAGAATAGCAAAACCAGCGCAAGATTCAGTAAAAAAAGAAATAAAAACAGTTGGCAAAGACGGCCCTTTTGCGAACTCCACAAGGACAGTTACGAGAAATGGGCAAACTATCAGAAAGCCGTACAACGGGATGTTGCATGGTGGTAGAACAGGCTGGGGAACCAACTACGGCTCTGCGGGTGGCCCGCTGGGTGACAAAAAAAGATACCCCTTTGATTCGGTTTTGATTCAAGCCTATGTAAAGGCTCAAAAGAAAGGCACTGGCATTGCTCGGTTGCAAGTAAGGTCGGCTGCAACTGTGATGACAGATTTGGCTAGAAACTTTCGCGGCGAAAAGAAAACCAGGGCTTATCCAATTCGGTTGTTTGGTGGACCAGTTATTATGCGTCAACACAGAACGACATGGAAAGGTGTGGCCTACTTTATTCGTGGTCTTGGTGCAATCTCAAAACCAAGCATGAGAGGAAAGTCACGAAATGTTTATCCTGGATTTGACAAGGCTTATCCGCAAATTCAGCGTGAGGCTGAGCTAGCAATCGAAAAGACTGTCAGAATAGTTAAAGCAAACATTGATAGGACAGTCAAATGAGCAATATGTTCTTAAACATTGTCAGCACCTTTCAGGGTGATGGCATCAAAAAAGCCACTGGAGAACTAAAGGCTTTTAGTGGAACAGTCCAGGGCTTTGGCTCTCTCCTGGGCAAAGCTGGTACAGCTCTAGCTGGTTATGTTTCTGTTGCTAACGCTGTAAAATTTGGTCGAGAATCTATTGACGCCGCTCGTGACCTAGAGCGAAACCTGTATGGTGTTGAAAAGGTTTTCGGTGGTCTTGCCCCACAGATGCAACAATTCAGCAAAGATGCTGTGGAGATGGGTCTAAGCCAATCTAAGGCAGCCAAGGCTTCTACATTTATCGGTTCGGTTCTAAAGCAATCTGGTTTTGCTATGGGCGATGTTGCCGTAGAAACACAAAAGCTTATTAGCCTAGCTCAAGACCTTTCCACCCTCTATGGCTACGATGTCCAAGAAGCCTTGCTTGGTATGACTGCTCTATTCCGAGGTGAATACGACCCGATTGAGAAGTTCGGTGTCGCTATGAAGCAGAGCGAAATTAACTCCGAGCTTGCCGCTAGAGGGCTAAACAATCTTGAGGGTGCAGCTAGACGAAACGCCGAGCAGACAATTCGGTTGGAGCTTTTATACCAAAGAGCCGCTGACGCAGTAGGAACTTTTGCCGAGCAAGAGGGAACTCTCTATGTCGAGCAAAAGAAACTCGGTGCTACCTTTGAGAACTTCCAAGCAACTCTAGGTGCTGCTGTTATTCCAGCAGTTGCTGAGCTAAACACTCTTTTCAGAGAACTTCTTGAAGACATTACACCAGGCATGGAGTCTGCTTTTGGTTTCTTAGCAGAGGTTCTGACAGGTGTTGTTGGATTCTTCCAAGAAGCTATGGACCCTACTACCGAATTTGGCGAAAGCGTTGCAGCACTAGCAATTCAGTTTGAGTCGTTGTTTACAACAATCTTTGGAAAAGATTTTTCAATAGCTGATTTCTTTGAAGGCATAACAGGTGTCATTTGGATTCTTACTGATGCTTTGCACGATGTCTTGATGATTATTGAAAATACCATAATTGGTTTTCAGGTCATGGGTGAGTCCATTGGGCTGTTCTTTACTGACATGGAAGCTTTCCTAGCTTTCGACCCCGCTGGAGAAATCCGCAGGCGCATTGACCTCAAAGACACAATCAATGCCAACCAGCTTGCCGTCAAGCAATACATCGCTGAGTGGGACAAGGCAAGAGAGCTTGAGCTAAGTGGACACATTTCTCAAATTGGCATGACTGCTGATGCTTGGGAGAGAGCGAAGATTGCGGCAAACAACTATGCAAGGTCGCTTGCTGGCTCAGCAGACTCAATCGAGCGTCAGCTTACAAGGATTGCTAATCCGCCAAAACCAACTGTCACATCCTCAAGCACAGCAAGTGCATCTACTGGTGCAAGCACAGCTCAAACCGCCGCTCAAAGGGCTATTGAAGAAGCAGCGGCTGCTGCTCAAAGAGCTGCGGAAGAAGCGGCTCGTAGACAGCAAGCAATTCTTGACAAGCGGAAAAGGGCCTATGAATCATTTAGAGATTCGGTCAAGTCATTATTCGGTCAGATAAAAGAGTCAATTCTTTCTAGCTTCAACTTGCCCGACCTTGGTAATTCAGTCAACTCAATTACAAGAAACATTCAAAAACTTCTTACAAGAACTAAAAGCTTTGCTAGCGACATAACTAAGTTAGCTGGTCTGGGCTTGAACTCAACCTTGCTACAACAGGTTATTTCAGCAGGACCTATGGGTGGTAGTCAATTAGCGTCTGCTTTGGTTACTGGCGGTGCTGGATTTATCAATCAGCTAAATCAGGCTTATGGCGAGTTTGGTGGCATAGCTTCTGGCATTGCCAATGTTGGAACTCAGTCAGCTTTTGCTAACCCTAGTATTGTCAATAACTACCGAATTGAAGTAAATGGTGGTGTTGGTTCTGGTCCAACAATCGGTAAAGCAATCGTAGACGCTATCAAGGCTTATGAGCGCACCTCTGGTGCTGTTTGGCAGGGCGCTAACTAATGCCAGCGCCAGTTGTCAAAGTTGAAATTGGTGCGAATCTAGGCAACAGAGATTTGAAGGCTTTTCGCCTAAACGATGCTGTCAAGGGCAGGCTTAACAACACCGAGTATACGCTTAGCGGTGACAGGCTCTACGACATAACCAACAGACTTCTATCGGCCTCTACATCAAGAGGAAAATCTCAAGCGCTGGACCGCATTGACGCTGGTCAGCTTTCAATCGTAGTAGACAACTCTGACCGACTATTTGACCCTCTTTATGATGCTGGTACTTATGCTGGTCAGCTAATTCCTGGTAAAGAAATAAGAATAAGTTGCAATGATTATCCAGTTATTTACGGCTATGTTGACGACCTAGACATTTCGTATGACCCTGGTAATGAATCTGTGGTTAGCTTTCAAGCTTCTGATGCACTCAGCAACTTGACAATAAACAACTTGCCAGAGGTTTTTCCACCTGTCGAGCTTTCGGGGGCAAGAGTTACTCGAATACTTGACTTGCCAGAAGTAGATTGGCCTGACGATGCCAGAATAATTGATTCAGGTAATACTGAGCTTTCCGACACAGACATAATTGAAGGCACTCAGGCAATTAGCTATCTTCAACTAATTGCAACCACCGAGGCTGGCGAAGTCTTTGTGTCGAAAGACAATAAGTTTGTTTTCAAAGAAAGAAACAGCGCACCAGGAATTATTGATGTAATTTTTACAGACGAGGGTTCAATACCAGGTTTTACAACTGTGCCGTTTGCTGAGTTAGGTGTTGTTTATGGGTCAGAGCAACTATACAACCGCATTGTGATTTCTAATGACCAGACAATACCAGACGAGGTTATTGCTGAAGACGCAGAATCTCAATTAGTTTATGGAGCAAGGTCTTATAGCCAAACAGGAATACTTGCCAATTCTCTAGTTGACCTTCAGTATTTAGCTGATTTATTATTAGCTAGGTTCAAAGAGCCTCAGTATCGCTTTGATAGCCTTTCGGTAATTTTGGATGTACTTTCAGAAACTCAGCAAAATGCGGTGTTAGACCTAGAAATTGGCGATATTGTGCAGGTTCGGTTTACGCCATCGAACATTCCACCAGCTATTGACCAGTATGTTCGAGTTATTGGGATTAGCCATGATTGGCAAAATAACGAAAAGCGTGTCAGCCTGTCCCTTGAGCGTTTGGACTTTACTTTGTTCGTGCTTGATGACGCTGTATTTGGCGAGCTTGACCAAGACCGCTTGAGTTTCTAACTGATAAACTACTAAAAACAACTAAGGAAAAGAATGTCAAGAAAAGTATTTACCGCTGGTGAAGTATTAGCTGCTTCGGATGTAAACAATTTTCTGATGAATCAGACTGTTATGAGCTTCAGTGGCACAGCCACACGAGAATCTTCAATACCTACACCTGTCGAGGGAATGTACACACACCTTGAGGACACCGACTCTTTACAGTTTTGGAATGGCTCTGCCTGGATAAACGGCTTTGGTATGAATCTGATAACCGCCCAAACAATCGGGTCAGCGGTTGCATCGGTAGTTGTTCCAAATGTCTTTAGCGCAGCTTACGATAATTACAGAGTAATAATCAGCGGTGGGTCAGCTTCTTCGGCTATCAACAATATTAACCTACAAATTGGTAACGCCGTGACAGGTTATTACGGCAGCAGGATACAGCAAGTTATCGCTGGAACAATTACAGGTCAAGGTCAGAGCAATACTACGAGCTTAGAAATCACCAGATACAGCGCTCTTATAGGCAACCCAGTTTCTATAATTGACATTATTACACCATTTTTACCAGTTCGTACTGGTATTATCGCAACTGGTATATTTATGGATACCAC